AAGAAAGTTTATCATCTAGTATATGTTCTACTGCTTGTAAAGTGCAAGGAGAACTATGGTCATAGTCTCCATGTGTAGCACTAGAAGGGCCGAGTCTTTCTATTCTGACTTGATAACTACTATAAGGTTGGAAATCTCCAGTATTGATTGTAAAAGTTTCTATAAAAGGTGCTTTTGTTTCTGCACTTATCTTTCCTGTGTGATAAGGGTGCTGCCAGGCTGATGTATATGAGCCACTGGCTCTTGCTGCTATAGTTGCATCAGATGGTCCAAATATTAAGGCTTCTGTAAACTTGTTGTCACCCTCTCTTTTAAACCCGAAAAATATTCTAAGTTCACATATTGCAGAAGCTTCATCTCCACTACTACTTTTAGTGGCTATCATATTTCCAAATTCAAAAGTTAATTTTATCTTATCGACTTCCTCAGGATTCGAAACATTAGAAGAATTAATTATTACAGGAGAAGCTGTTGCGCTCCCTGCAGCTGTAGTCCACCCACCAGTAATTTTAAAATTATTACTGCCCATTATACTGCTTAAGTTTGTAGCCTCTATGACTTGATTAGGACCGTCTACTACGGAAGAACTTCCTATACCTTTAAAAGTAGGCAAATAAGGTTGAGCTCTAGTTCCGTTTAAAAACGCATATTGAAATTGTTCAAAGTTGTAGTGAATATCATCTACTCCTTCTATAGGAGTAGTAACTAAAGATTCTACCCCTGTTACGTCTCTATTATCTGCTCCGTACTGGGTAATATTTGATAAAACTATAGTATTGGCATTACTAGTAGTACTGTATGTAGCTACTTTATCTATACTTATTGTTTTATGTGCTATTGTTCTAGGTAGTGGAGTATCTATATCTACTGTTGTAGCATTTACAAATTTTACTATTTTTGCTACTAAAGTACTACTTGTGCTTTCGTACCCTGCTCCTGCTATTCTTACGTATTGATGAGGAGCTATTTCTATTTCTTCATCTGTAGAAGAAGAAGGACTAATACTATTTGCATCTGTAGTTGCAAAAAAAGAAGAGCTAGAAGTTATACGAGTAGTTCCTGAAGTTCCTGAAACTCCTGTACTACTGCCATTTCCTACTAAAGTTTTCTTTGCTCCCTCTACACTTACATACCTAGTGCCATCTGCAGGTAATAAGTTAGCAAATAAGTTTTGGCTATCTGCGTCTACTAGTGTTCTGGTGCTTGCTGTATAATTTGTATTTGTTAGAGTTACTATTTGATGTTTTGTATCCCCAATAGTAGCTCCTGTTTTATCTAAGAATATAGAATTAGTTCCATCTACTAATCCGTGTATAGGACCTTCAGATACTAAATCATAGACAACAGCTGTTTGATACTCGTTAGGGCTATTGGTAATCCCGGAAGAAGAACCTGCACTTGTTGCTGTTCCTCCATTTGTTAAGTTATAAAATTTTCCTAAATTCTTCATTACATTAAATGTTTCACTCCTACGTCATTATTTCCATCGTCACCGCCGACACCAGCATTTGCAGGACTGCTTCCATAGTATCCTGAATTAATTTTTGTATATCCTGACTGTTGATATGTTACTTGGTCTTCTATAAAGCCAAAGTTAATTACTGAGCCACCCACTAATAATCTTCCATATAATAAAGGAACCGGAGCTCCTTGTAGAACATTATTTTCTGGTCCATCATAAAGATAACTTTTGCCTGCTTCTGATGGAGTATCTGGAGTAAGGTAACCAGTAACACCTTCCATACCTAAAGAAGCTCCTAAACCTTGTACTGCTCTTCTTGCCGCTATTTGCCACTTGCCAACTTTTGTAGACGTTGTTACTGTTTCTGCTGCGTAAGCTTGCCCTTCAACTGCTGACATTTCTGATGTGACTACTGCTCCTTCGCCCCCAGCTGCAAATAAACTATCCACTAACCCTGGGCCATAAATTATTAATAAAGCTCCTACTACTACCTTAAATATATCACTTGCACCTGCTCCTGCTGCTATCGGTGTTATAATAACTGTTTCTTTTACTGGAGCTATCATAGCATCTAGTGTTCCATCTACTAAGTCTTCTCCGTTTTGTATTGTAAAATTTATTCCTTTATCTGCACAATCTAGTAAGTATTTTTTAAACCCTTCGGTTTGGCAATCAATAAGGCGAAACATGTCACGAAAACTTGAGACATTCATGTCCCATTCTGTTCCAAACTTTTCTCCAATTTCTCCCATTAACTTAACGTGGGTCATATACTTCAACTCCTTTTTCTGGGTAAGATACGATTAAAAATGGTATACCCAAACTTTTTGCAACATTTTTATCATGCTGACTTGGTTTACAATCTTGCATGTAGTGACTATGGACTACATATAATATTTTTGAAAATAGTTGATATTGCGCGAAAACTTTTGCGTCAAATTCAAATTGATTTTCTCCTAAAAATTTGTTCTCACAAGGAATCCATTTTTCCTCGTTATTTTCCTGTATTATTAGTCCACACATTTCACGTGGAGCTTCCTTTTCTGCATAGGAAAATATTTCTTCTATAAACTTAATCAAATAGTTTAGACCCAGGGAATCCTCCGAAAGGTAATACTCTAGAAGTATTGATTGAGGCTTTGGCTCTTGAGTTAGCGTCTGTTACAAGAACAGGACTAAATCCGAATCTTTTACCACAAGACGATAATCTCTTACCACACTCGTCTGCTCTTTTCCAGTATCTAGTAAATCCTGGAGCGTTGCCTACTGTTTGTTGTTGTGCTTTCCATACAGTATTGCTATGTAGTGCAATTTCATTTAATCTATCATCTGTATATACTTTATAGGTAGTGCTCGCATTGTAAGTGTTATATACCCTCACAGAATCAAACTTAGCGTTAACTGCACTAGGTGTTCCTAATTCTGCTTTTGTACCCGCTGTATTTACTATCCAGTATGTTATTACATTTGTTACTGCTGTTATAGTTCCTGTATTATCTATTTGTTTTGCTGATTGTCCTGTTAATTTTATATAGTCATTTAAAGCAAAACTTGTACCACTAGCAGCAGCTGTGTAGTCTGTGTAACTCGCAGAAGAACTGTGTATATATTCATCGTCTGCTGTTACAAATACTTTTTGACTTACACTATTATATGCACTTACTTGGAAAGTTCCTTCATTGTGCCAACTACAGCCTCCACATTTATTAGATTCCGTTAAGTTAGGACTAGCTCCTGTATATTCCCAAGGGCATGCATTTGCTACTATTTGTCTTGCAGGTATTTTTACTCCTTGTAAATCAAAAGGAGAAGAAAGTTCAAAAATGACTAGTGTTGAATCTTTGCTAACTACTCTAGCTATAGTCCAAACCTGTCTTGTAAACTCTACTGATTGTGCTCCAGAGCCTGTGTCTGCTGATTCTCCTGCTAAGTACTTTTTTAATGTTAATCTTCTTATAAATTTTTTACCTACTATGCTATCTATATCTGAAGTACCAATTAAAGTAGTAAAATTACTTCCTACATTTGAAAAACTACAAGTAGGTCGAGTTATTGCTCCTGTTACTTTTATATCAAAGCCGTCTGCTACTACAGGGTATGGGGCATAAGTCCTTAGAGTAGTGTTACTACTATAGTCATACATTTGTAAAGATGACCCATCGCTATCTTCTCCTGGACTTATATATGTAAAAGTGCCATCGCCTTTTTCGACTTCAAATAATTGAACAAGTGGTGAAGCTTGTGATTGCGTTTGTAAGTCTTGTATAATGCTCACGATTCGTAAACTCTCCTAAATTTTGCTGTTAAGCTGTAAAAATTATCGTATGCCCATGTTTGAGACCATGTTTCACATATGACTTTTACAGTTCTTTCGTTACTTCCTGAATTACTATCAGAAACTATATAACTAAAAGGTGTTACTGCTCCTTTAGTTTCGAAGAAGTCTACTATATCATCTATCTCTGCTTTTGGTCTAGTAGCGAATGATAATGAAAAAGATTGAGGAGTATTGTTAATACCGTCCGCAATTCTATGCTCATAGCCATCCCCAAATGTGCTAGTAAGTACTTTTGGCTTATTGGCTACAGTTAGTCCTTTATCTGGTACTACTGTTCCTAATGAGCCTCCTACGTTGAATCCTATTGCCATAATCTATTTAATAAGGACTTAATTGTCCGCCGGGTCTTTGTTGTTTATCTATTTCGTTTTGTACTGCTTGTGCTATGGATTCTCCCATTGCTACCATATCAGCAGAGTCTGACGTTGAAGACGTTTCTCCTGTTGTCATATTTACAGCTACATTTACGGTGCCACCTAAGTTTCCACTTATAGGTATTGATTTTCCATCTGGTAAAGGTACTACTGCTTCGTTTCCATGTAGAGTTGCAGGATAACCTGATTTTGAGCCGGAGAATACTCCACCACTTGCTGCGTATACTGGTGTGATTCCTCCCTTAGCAAAACCTAAGAAGCTACTTATTGTGCCTACAAACTTTCCGAAATCACTTCCATCTAATTCAGACCCCGCAATGTCTCCTACCTGATTACCTGTTCCTGCATTAATACCGTCAATATGAGCTTGTTTTATTATCTCAGCTCCTTTTTGGTATCCTTCTAATTCTTTATTACCAAATAAGAAATTAGTAACTCCTGTAGCCATTTGGTTAGACAATTGTTTAGAAACACTTTCAAATACTCCTTTAGCAACATTTGCTATTCCTTCTGAAAGACTACTGTTTTTTCCTGTCATTAAATCATCAAAAGTTGATGCTAGTCCTGTTTCTAGACTTTGTTTCATTGCATCAGTAATTTGTAGTTGTCTATCTAAATTTCTATCTAGTTGTATCCCTTGTGCTACCAATAGGTCTAATTTGCCTTGTTCCATTTGAACTTGAGCATCATCCTTATCTAGTCCTTTTAGCTTCAGTTCTTCTATTAATGTTAGTTGATTATTTTGATTTAAAAGATTTTGTGCTGAAGCTCCTTCCATTTTTAATCGTTTGGCTTGTCCTGTTGTTGCACCTACTGATAAAAGAGTTAAATTAGTTTGAACTTTTGTTTTGTCTTTTATCATACCCATTTCTATTTGATGAAGTCGTTCTGCCTCTGCCTCTACCAGCGCTCCATATTTACTGAATGCTTTACTACCTGCAGTAGTAATTAATCCTACTGTTTTATCGTACATTTCAGTGTTGCCAGACTCTTTATACTCATCTCTTCTGGTTGATAAAGCTCTAAGCCTTGAGTTAGTACCCTGCATACCCTCCATCTGCTCTGGGCTTAAAAAAGTTGTTAGCATATCAAGAGTAGCCTTATCAAATAAAGTTCCTGAGTCTGCATTAAATTTTAAAGCTATATTTTCTTTTGTGAAAGCTTCAGATACTCCAGTAAGTGCTTCTCCTACTGACCTTATATTAGTGGTTAATCTTGTTAACTGTGTTTGAGGCGCTTTAAATGAATTCAAAGCTTTGTTAAAATCCTGTGCAGAACTTGCCATAATTTGAGTTGTCTGCGCTAGATTATTCATATCTTTACTTGCTATAGTTCCATCTTCTATTCCTTTAGTAAATTTTAATACATTATCAAAAGCAGTTTGACTAGTAGGGTTTGCTAACAATGTAGTTAGTCGTTCTATTCCATCAGTATGTTGTTTATGTGCCTCGCTTCCTGCTAGTAGTAAAGTTTTTTCTTGCTCTAATATTCTTAAAAACCCTTGTAGGCCAGAAGTTTGGTCGCCACTTAATGCTGAGTCATAAGTAACTCCAAGTTTATTATCTGATGAAAGCATCCCCATACCATCCAATATATCATAAAAACCTTTTCTAAATCCTTCTAGACTAGCGCCATCTTGTCCTAGTTTGTAGCCTCCAAAGCCTTCTCCTAATCCTCCAGTAGCGGAGCTAAAGTCAATGTTAGTTAAAGCTCTTGCAGATTGAAGTGCATTTGATAAGGCAGAATCATAAGTTTTCATTCCCTGAACCATGCTTTCTAAATCTTCTGCATTTCTTGAATACATATCTCCAAATACTTTTTGTGCTGACGTGTATTTTTTTTCTGCTTCATCTGACCTATCCATAAATTGTTTTAAAATTCCAAATACAGAAATTAATACACCAGCATACCCTAAAAATGATATTGCTGTTGATAAACCTCTACCTAAAAATTTCATTGTGCCTACAAATCTGCCGTACTCTGCTTGCATAAGGTATAAAGAGCCAAGAAATTTATTTTTCATTCTATCTACTGCACCACCTTGGTCTGCTTGCATTTCTAAGTTATGGGCTTTTAATACTAATACCATTCTTTTAGACTGAGATTTTGTAAATGTTGTATAGTTTAAAAATTTGGATTTTTTTGCTTGTAATGACCTTTCAAAGTTTTTTAAATCTTGTTGCGTTTGTAATTTACCAAATTTTGCTTTTCCAGCTTCATTTAACATTCCTGTTTGTCCTACTGTTTCTCTCATTCCAGATACTTCATTTCCTAAATTCATGGCAGGTACAGTAGGAGTAAGAGCTCTTAAAAGACTAGTACCAGTTAGTATACCTATACCAGCTGTTGCCAGAGTATTTTGCTGTAGAGCAGTAGCCATAAACTCTGCCATTGGACCTATTGCTCTTTTTAAAGAGTTAACTAAATCATCAAAAGCTTTTGCTAGTTTACTAAGTTCATTAGTCTGAGTCTCTACTCCTCCAAACTTTTCTAGTCCTTGTGCAAGAACTTCATTTACAACTGCTTGAGATTTTTCAAAAATATTTAATTGGTCTTTTGTTTTACCGATAGATAATGCATACTTTTCAGATGCAGTTTCTAATCTTAAAATAATACCTAATTCATCTAGTAATTCTGGTTCTGCTTTTACCGCACCTCTAACTAATCTATTGAATGAATCTGTCAAGTCTCTACCTAACATAAGAGAAGCGTTTTTTGCAACAATACCTAATTGATTAATTTGTTTTGTTGCTAACCCGGCTGCTGTACCAATAGCTACAGACTGTGCTGCTTCTGCAAAAGCTAATTGACCATCTGTGGCTGCTTGAAGTTGACGAGTCATGATTGCTAAATTTTGTCCTGTTCTTTGGGCGTACTCAGCTTGTCCTTGTTGTAATATTCTTAAGTCACCAGCATTTTGTAAAAATCTAAAAGCTGCTCCAATCGCAAATATATTAGCAGCTAAGGTAGCATAAGCAGGCACAAGTCCGCCTGTGATGCCCTGAGCCATCTTAGAGAAATTTTTGGTTTGGTTTG